GAACCAGTCGAAAGGATGTCCCGGAAGTGAACCCCAACCAGAAGTCGAAAGGCCGGCTGCCGGTCGACAAAGAGATGGTCGTGTGCGCGCTCCGGCTCGCGCAGTTCGATGCGGCGCGGATCATCAAGACCGGTCCATACACGCTCGTTGTCGTTAACCGGCCGGACTTTCCCATCGACCACTGGACCAAGAAAGCCTGGCAGTCGTGAATACCGTCTACATACCGACTGTCAGCCGGCTCGATATGCTAGAGCGGACGATTCCGCGCTGGCTCAAATGGGGGATTCCCATCCGGCTAATTGTCGAGCCGCGCGAGCTAGCCAGCCATATCGAACTATGCGGCGATATGGGCTGGGACATGGACTGGGTACGTCCGGTGCCTCTCGCGAAGGATCATGGAGGAATCGGCTACGCTCGCGACTTCATAGTCATCAACGCCAAGGCGAGGCGGCAGAAGTCGATCATCATGAGCGACGATGATGTGTACCCGACAACCGACCCATTCCCGCTACTGGAGGAAGCCTCGCGGCCTTGGTGCCTTGGAATCGGCGCTTACCGGTCGATCCACGAGTTTTTCACCCAGGGCAAGATCAAGGGAATGCGAGGCGTGATCCTCTGCCCGGCTGGGTGGGGTTTCTCGCTCTACGGCCTCAACGTCAAGATCGCAAACCGTTTCGGATTCGATCACAAGCTCCATTCCTTTGGCGAGGATGCGGAGCTAATGCGACAGGGAATCGCCCACGAGTACCCGTGGATGATCCACTGCGATGTCAAATGCGCGTTCGCGAACAAGCGAGGCGACCCAGGAGGATTCGCCGCAATTTACGGTTCCAATACGGAGCGGAAGATTGCGGAGATGCAGTGCCAGGAACTCATACACAAGCGCTGGCCCGATTACACCAGCGCTCCGCCAAAGCGGCCTCGTATGGCGTGGAGCCGGTTTTACGACGCATGGATTCCCAACTGGCGCGAGCGGAGCGCGCTCCACGGAGGTCACCTCTGATGGACCGTGACGGTTTCCTCGCGCATCTCAGGGCCGGAGAGACGGCCACCAGCGGCGTGGAGGCGATAACCGGTATCAAGCCGGAGATAGTCACCATCGCCTCGTGGGACATTCTCGGCCAGTACATCCGGAAAGGCGTGATGGTGGCCGGCCCACTCATGGCGGCAATCGTCTCAATTGAGCTGCTGGCCGATGAGGATTCAATCGAGCCGGAGCTAATGGCCCGCATCAAATCCGGCGAGCCTACCGGAGCCGTCCTGTCTGGAATGGGCCGGAGGTGCCGCGTAGTTGAGCGCGGACTCGCCATTCAGGCATTCGCCAATCTCATATACAAGGGGCATACAATCGGCAACTGCGTGGAGGTATTCACCGAAACGCTATTCAGGGAAGGCGACAAGAAGTGGCTGTGAGGAATATCCCCAGGGAAGGCGACCGGTACATCAGCCGTGAGATCCGGATCACGGTTGAGGATGTGGATCCGGCCGGTAAGTGGGCCAACATCTACTGCGTCATCGTCATGGGCGAGCGAGCCGGAACCGACGCCATGTGCCTGAACGCGAGCCCAGAGGATATCTACCACGACTGGCACAAGCAGCAGCCGACACCGCACGGGAAGTTCCCGGATGACTGGGTACCGGCAACGGAAGACTGGAAACCGGCTCCGCAGAGGCAGGAGCCAGAGTCTCTGGGCCTACCGGCGACCAGTACGGCTTTCCCTACCGGGATGCTGTAGCGGCTGGCTCCTGGCCGTAGACTGCGGGTAGCGCGCGAGCGCAGACTGAGGTAGACTTGGGTCTGGTCGGCTCCGGTACGCGCCGGAGCTGGCCTCCCAAGGCGAGAGGCGGAAGATGAAAGCGTCAATTACGACGGACGGCCGGAGGATTCTGGCCCGAATCGACTACGCGAACGGGCGAGGCCGCGATGCGGCTAAGCGGATACCCGGTGCGCGGCCGGAGTGGGACCGTACGGTCACCCCCAATGTCTTCAAGTGCTGGAGCTATCCGCAGACGATGGACACGTGCCGCGCCTTCCGGAAGGAATTTGGCGATGAGCTGACGGTCCTGCCGGTGCTCGCGAAGTGGGCCCAGGAGGAAGTCACCCGTGAGCGCTCGCTGGAAACGCTCCGCGCGGAGGCAATCGACAACGTTGACCTCTCACGTGTTGAGTGGGAGGCTCCGGCGCTGTACGCGGCGCTCCGGAACCGGCGCTACCAGATCAGCGGTGTCGGCTTTATCCTGACCGGCCGTACGGTCGTGCTGGGCGATGACCCAGGACTGGGCAAGACGCTCCAGGGACTAGCGGCCGTGATCCAGAGCGACTCCAAAGAGATTCTGGTGGCCTGCCGGCGTACGGCTACGCGAGCCGTCTGGGAGAATGAGACGCACCGCTGGGCTCCGGGTATCGCGGTGTTCGTGGCCCAGGGCTCTGCGACGGAGCGGAAGGCCGTTATTGAGGCTTACCAGGACCACACAGTCGCCGGATTTGAAGGCGCGCGGAAGATGCTCGTTATCAACATCGAGATGATGCGGGCCAAGCGCGTAGAGGATGCGGACGGCAAGGTTTCCGCTCAGCCGCTCTGGCCGTACCTTTCCGATTCCAGGACTAACTGGGATGCGATCATTATCGATGAGTGCCACAACGCTCTCGCGTCTACCAAAAACGTCCAGAGCAAGTCGATTACTCAATGGCGTTTCGGTGCGATGCAGATTCGCCGGAGGCTCCGCGCGGATGGACTCGCAATCGCGATGTCCGGTACTCCGTTCCGGAGCAAGCTGGAGAAGGCATGGGGCACGCTGAACTGGCTCGCGCCGGAGAAGTTCTCTAGCTTCTGGCGCTGGGCGGAAACCCACTTTGGCGTAGAGCAGGGACGTTACGCCAAGGTCATTGGCGGAGGCGCGAAGGTTCTAGAGCCGCGCGACGCAGACGCCTGGCAGAGGATGCTCCGGCCGTGGTACCTGAAGCGGACCAAGAAAGACGCAGCGCCGGATCTTCCAGATATCGTGTTCGCCGGTACGCCTATTGGCGAGGATGCCGACTCGCCCTGCTACGTCCAGATCGAAATGGACCCTGCCCAGGCCAAGCTTTACTGGGAGATGGAGGCGGAAGCAGAGGCCCATACGCCTACCGGCCGGATAACCGCTACAGGTGTCCTCGCGGAGATTACGCGGCTGCGCCAGTTCGCTAACGCGAGCGGGATTGTCGGTGAAGGCCGTTCCGTCTCTCCGGCGCTTCCGTCCGGGAAGATCGAATGGCTTGTCGATTTTATCAATGAGCGCGAGGACACCGGAGTCAAGGTTGTAATCGCGTCAAGCTTCAGCGAGATGGTTGAGCTTACGGCCTCCGTACTCCGGAAGGAATGCGGCGTGGAAGTCCTAACGCTTACCGGCGCTACCTCCGATAAGGATCGTGCGCGGCTCGTGGAGCGCTTCCAGGACCCAGACGATTCCCTTCAGGTAGTTATCCTGAACCGGAACGCTGGTGGCGAGTCGATCACCCTGGACCGTGCCGATGACATGGTCGTTATCGACCAGCCGTGGATATCGGATTCGGATGAGCAGCTGATCGCCAGAATCCACCGCGTCTCCCGTATCCACCAGGTTACCGTGTACCGGCTGATTTCCTCCGGTACGATAGACGAGTGGATGGCGAGCCTAACAGACGAGCAGCGCGAGGCAATTAAGAGTGCGAGCCCGGAAGCGCTCGCGGAGTACGCGATAGCAGGGAGCAAGTAATGACCGGGAAAGGCGACAAGCCAGAGCCGATGACACGGCCTGAGAGAATACTTCTCTACGTCGCGATAGCGGTTCTGGCGATTGCCGCGATAGTTCTCATGACAACAACGGGAGCATGGAATGTCAGAGGGTAACGACTGGGCGGCAGCCCGGAGGCTGCGCGATCAGATGCGGGAGAATATGACGCCTCGCGGCCGGCAGCTGGTACGGATAACGGAAGTCGAGCACGACATGATGCCGGAGGCCGTGGAAGACTTTGTCTTTACGGCTCTCGTCAACATAATCACGGATTACCGGGAAGACCTTGGCTCAAAGGTCATCCGGACGTTCCGTGTGCTCGATTCTGATCCGGAGGAAGGCTGGATTGAATTCTACGTCCAGCTAAACGGAGAGCAGGCGACAAGCGACGCCTACCGGTTCCGGCTGATTATGGAGATGTTCTGATGCCATCACTAGTTTTTAGGCTCATGCTAATGGGTCCGCTAATCGCCGGAGTCTTTATTGGTGGTATCTGGGCCAAGATCGCGGTGGCCCTATTCATGGTCCTCACGGCGATCTTCAGCGAGATAGCCTCCATGCTCGTCTGGAAGCACGATCGCGAGATCCAGCATCTCCAGGAGGCCATCGGTACTCACGCCGTAATCCAGGCGATAGTCCGGAGGCTAGGATGAAGGCTGCGGTGATCGTCCCGGAGCCCACTCGCGCTAACATCCGCGAGGTAATCGCGGCGCTCGCGGAGCTGGGCTTCAGTGAGTCCGTAGTCCGCGAAACGATCCTGCCGTATACTGCGCAGGATAAAGAACGTCCGTCAAAGGAATGGAAAACCGGCGACGGCTGGGTAACTGTCCGGTATTTCGGGCTGTCCCGATTCGGCGTGGAGCATTATTCAGGAAATTCGCAGCGAAATAGGGTTTCCACGCCCCATCCCAGGAGGTATAGTCATCCTATACCTGAAGCACTAACCCCACGAAAGGGAAATCCAATGGCAGCGACAGCAACCGCCAAGCGTGGTGGCCGGCGTCAGGCCGCGCCCGCACCGGCTCCGGAGCCGGAGGCCAACGGTTTCGACATCCAGATGTACCTGGACAAGGACTACTCCGCGACGATGAACGACTACCTGGACTGGGCCGAACAGGAGCTGGGCGACCTGTCCAAGATCAGCGCCGACCGGCTGTTCGTGCTCGGCACGCAGCTGTACCCGCACTTCCAGAAGTCCGACCTCAACATCGAGCGGCGCGAGGCGCGGCGCGCGGCGCGATCGGCACCTGCAGAGCCAGAGCCGGCAGCTGCGGCTCCGGCGCGTGGCCGGCGAGGTTCCCGCTCCGCTCCGGCGACGGAGCCCGCTGAGCCCGCTCCGGCGCGCGGACGGCGTGGCGGTCGTGGCCGTGGTGCCGCCGCCAGTACGGAGAATGCGGCGGAAGCGCCGTATTAGGCCGCTGGGCCTGGTCACCGAGGATTCCCCCACTCGGATGGCCAGGCCTAGCACTGTTTAGGGACAAGGCGTGAGAGACAAAGGCAATTCCTTCGCCAATGGCCCAGGCGATAGATACAGTTCGGTTTACGTCTGGCGCGACCTTCCTGGCGGCAATCCCAATCATTCCTATTTCGACGACAACTATCACGACGGCCTCAGCTGGTAGGCCGTTCCGGAGAGAAAGCACTACTGGAGGCGACAATGGGAAAGCACTCGAAACCTCTGGAGCCGTTCTGCTCCAAGTGCCAGAAACGGCACTCCGGCTCTTGCGGATGAGCTGACCTGTACCTTGAGCGTTCCGGCTGGGACAGTCCCGCTCCGTTCCGGCCGGAGCCCTGAGGGTAAACGTAGGCAAGAAAGGCGAGGCGATCATGGCTCCACCAGACATCCCTATCCTCCGGACTAGCGAGCGTTCTGCTTTCAAGCGCTGCGTCCTGAAATGGTACTGGGAATACCGGATGGGTTATCGCCCAAAGGCGGTCCAGGCCGATGCGCTCTGGTTCGGAATCGGTATTCATGAGGCGCTCGCGCAATGGTACCTGAAAGGACTCAAGCGTGGCCCGCATCCGGCCGATACCTTTGAAAAGTGGGTAGGCGAGGAAATCGGTTTTGCCAAGACGTACTTTGGCTCAGAGTTTGAGGATGGTGTCTGGGTAGACGCGAAGGAACTAGGAATCTGGATGCTTGAGGAATACATCGACTTTTACGGGAAGGATTCCGACTGGGAGATTATAGCGGTGGAACGGCCTTTCAGCGTGCGGATTAATCGTGGCGGGAAGGTCGTTGCTGTATTTCGCTCGCGCTGGGATGGCGTGCTTCGTGAGAAGTCCACCGGCCGGATATTCCTGCTGGAGAGCAAGACGGCCTCGCAGATCAATACGGCCTACCTGGAGAATGACGATCAGGGTGGCTCATACTTCGCGGTTGCTACCTCCGTACTCCGCGCGGAAGGCGTACTCAAGCCGCACGAATTCCTTACCGGTGTCATCTACAACTTCCTGCGGAAAGGCACACCGGATGACCGGCCTGTTAACGAGGAAGGTCTGAGGCTTAACAAGGACAACTCCGTCTCAAAGAAACAGCCTGCTCCGCTATTCCGGCGCGAGCTAATCGAGCGGACCCAGGATGAGGCAAGGACGGAGCTAGAGCGGATAGCCGATGAGGTGCTCTGGATGAATGCCGTCCGGAGAGGCGACCTGCCGATTATCAAGACACCGGGCAAGGACTGCCCCCGATGCCCGTTCTGGGACCCGTGCCTAATGCGGTCCCACGGTTCCGAGGAAGCGCTAAAGGTAGTGCTCCGTCAGAAGTACATACAAATCAATCCTTACGAGGATGACCGGAAGGCAGCATAATGAAACACGTTTACCTCGCGGCGCAGTATGAGCGCCATCCGGAGATGCGGCATTACCGGAATATGCTTAGCGATATCGGCATCAAGGTGACCTCTCGCTGGATCGACACACACGGAGGCACGCTAGCAGAGGCGCTAGGCGAGGCTGAGCTGAATGCCAATCCTGAACGTGGGATTCAGTTCGCGCTTATCGACATAGAGGATATCCACGAGGCCGACACGATGATCTCATTTACCGGAGCTGGCCGTGGCGGAAGGCATGTCGAATTCGGCATTGCCTGGACTCTAAGCAAGCGGCTAATCCTGGTCGGCTCGCGCGAGCACGTATTCCATACGCTTCCTGGCGTACACTGTTATCCAGACTGGATCTCGCTTTACCACAACATCGTGATCGGAGCCGAGTCATAATGGCCGCAGACGAGCAGCTTACCGGAGTACGCCCAGGCCGTGGGCGGCAGACCGCCAAAAAAGAGAAGGAAGCTCCCACCGCGATGATTGAGCGCGATGTGGAGATTGTCGTGGAGAGCCTGGGAAGCTCCGGGCAGAACGCACCCAAGAACATCCTTATCCATGGGCCGTCCGGGCACGGGAAGACATTGCTGGCTGGCGGAGCCTTTAATGGCGACCGTGCCGGAGTCTTCCTGTCGACTGAGGTGGAGGGTATTGCGTCGGCTCGCGCCGTAGGCTCTCAAGCGGAGCTAATCCGCTGCCCTGACTGGGAGCACGCCATCGGTGGTGTCCGGTGGGCTGAGCGCGAGCTAGGGCCGGAAGACTGGCTAGTGGTCGATTCCGGGACGATCATGCAGGAAATGTATATGCAGTGGATTCTCGATACGGAGAACAAGCTGAATCCGTCTCGCGACCTAGACATACCGGCAATCCAGAACCACCAGAAATACCAGAACGGATTCAAGCGATGGGCGCGGCGCTTGATATCGGCTCAGTTCAATCTAATCTTCATCACGACCTCTATGGCCGTCGATGACGGTGAGGATGAGCTAATCGTCCCACTCCTACTAGGCAAGAAAGGCGAGATATCGTCGGCTATTTCCTCTCAATTCTCCGTCGCGATATACTACGCGGTAGCGCGGGAATCGCGGGAAATGACCGGCCCAGTTACGCGGCGGGCACTTTGTCAGCCGTATCCTCCCTGGTATGCTAAGGACCGTTACCGGGCACTAGGGAAGTTCTGGGACGTTCCGGAGGATGACTACTGGCAAATGGCGAGAATGATCGAAGCAATAGAGGAAGCAGTCAGGAAAGGCGAAATCGGAAATGGCGGAAGGCGAGCGCGTAGGACTAGCCGGCCCAGAAGGCCAGCCGCGTAGCTGGCTCCGGAAGCACATGGATAAGCGCCATCCGCTAGTCCGGTTCCAGACGATTGGAGAACACGCAGCAGATCACCGGCTCCACCCAAAGATACAAGACCATTACCACCAGAAGGAAGTCTAATGACTAGGCTCAAGGAAGCCGACGTTGCAGGCCTGGACGTCAGGGAACTGGAGGCCGTGGAGTATTCCACGGAGCAATTCGACTACTATGAGGGCGACGTTCCTCCGGTCGACACAATCCTGCGCGGCTACGTTAAGCGGATGTGGTGGACTCGCTCCGCGAACAACGACGCCATGCTGAAGATTCTCTGGATCGCCGCAGAGAATGAAGGCGACCTCAAGCAGTACGACGGTCTGCCGGTATGGCTCAACGCGGCGCTCATCGCGGCGGCAAAGTTCCGGTGGGACCCATTCCTCCAGTGGGCCCAGATCTCTCTCGCGGCTATCAAGGCGCGCAAGGTCGATGTCGACAAGGCCGACCAGAACGGCGCTCCCATCAAGTCCATCGACGGCTTTCACCCAGGCGAGGATCACGATGAGGCCTGGGGCATGATCCTCATCGGCCACGAGCCGTACCAGGGCGAGACCAAGGCCATCGCCAAGGACTGGCTGGAGTGGGAGGATGAGCTGGACGACTCCGGCGAGTCCGATGAGGACGAATACGAGGATGAGGACGAAACCGGCGATGAGGAAGGCGACGAATACGAGGATGAGGAGGAAGGCGAGGCTGAGGATGAGCAGCCTGCTGAGCCTCCGGCGCGTGGCCGTCGTGGCTCGCGCTCCGCTCCGGCCACTGCTCAGACTCGCGGCGCTAGGACGGCCGGTAAGGCTCCGGCCGCTACCGCTACCCGCTCCGGAGCCCGGAGCGCCAGAGGCTCTGGCTCTGCGCCTTCAGGGCGCACTGCCGCCGCTCCGGCTCGCGGCTCGCGGACGGCCTCCGCTCCGGCTCGTGGCCGTGGCCGGCGCAGCGCCGACAATGAGCCTCCGTTCTGATGCCTGAGAAGCAGGACGCTAGGCGTCACGCCGTCGGGATGTACACGCTTCCGTACATCATTCAGGAGATCCACGACCTGAACACGGCCAAGGGATGGCGCGAGGAAGGCGCAGACGGAGCCAAGACTGGGCCCTGGTTCGCGGCCTATATCGGGCTAGCCGGAAGCGAGCTAGGCGAGGCACTTGACGCCTACCGGGACAAGGTGTGGTCTGAGACCTGCGACGCGACGGAGCCCGGCATCGGGCATAACCGCGCGTGTAGCGGGAAGGCCCATAAGCATCCCAAGCCGGTAGGCGTTGGCCCGGAGCTAGCCGATGCGCTGATCCGTGTCCTGGATATGGTCGATATCTGGGACATCGATATCATCGCGGAGCTAACGCGAGTCCTTGAGTACGGCTGGACTCGCCCGCATCAGCACGGTGGCCGCGTGCTGTAGCCAATTCCCTGCCCGGAGCGTTCCGAACCCCAAGCGCTCCGGGCAGGCCCCATTCACTAGGGAAGAAAATGAAGACAAATGTCGTTATTCTCGGCTGTGGACCGGCAGGGCTCGCGGCCGCAGCTGCTGTGATCCATTCCGGCCGTGAATGCGTAATCGTTAGCAATACCTCCCAGCCAAGCCGTCTCTACGGATGCCAGTATCTCCACGCGCCGGTTCCGGGATACGAGTATGCGCCCAAGACGCAGGTTGGGTACTGGCTCATCGGTACTCCGGAGGAATATCGCCGGAAGGTCTATGGCGATAAGTGGGAAGGCAAAGTCTCGCCGGAGGATTTTGTGGGCGTCCACGATGCCTGGGATATCCGCACGACTTATCGTCATATGTGGAATGAGCTGATTACCGGAAACCTAGTCTGGCTCCACGAGGAACCGGACATCCGCGATGGTATCCTGCCTGATTTCGTATTCGCGCTCCGGCCGGAGAAAATCATCAGCACGATTCCGGCTCCGGCGCTGTGCCTCAAAGACCACAAGTTCACGTACCATACCATCTACGCGAGCGGATCAACTTCGCAAAAGCCATTCGATGAGAATGAGATCATCTGTGACGGAACGGCGCAACATCCGTGGTACCGGATATCGCGGGTATTCGGCTACCAGACTACCGAGTGGGCGACGGCTCCGGAGACGCGAGAGCCGCACGCAGCTGTTCCCAAGCCGCTTGAAACGGACTGCGACTGCTATCCGGAGATAGCTCGCGTAGGCCGCTACGG